GTGAGGATGACTTCGTTAGCTCTGCCGTTGGCGACCTTGCGGCTATCCCCAGACCAAATTGCGGAGTTGCGGGTGGAGGGGCTGAAGTCACTCATGTGGCATCCCCTTCATGAGTTCTTCTTCCTCTTCTGGAGTCATCACGTGGGGTGCTGCTTCCCAGTTGTTACCATCAGGGGTACAAGCTCCTGTACGGTAGCGTTGTGTTGAGCAGTAGGGTAGTTCAGGGATAGGGCGTAGACGGCCTGATACAGGGCTTATAGGGCGTTCATACCCGCATCTGGAGAACTCGGGGTCATCGGGCAATGCCGTTGAGTCGAGTCGGTGTTTACAGTTGATACACAGTTTCATGGTCACGAACCTTTCAGTTAAAGATGATTGGGATTAGATTATAAGCACAGTTAGTTAGATGATGTCAAGCTCTCCTTTCTCGGTATAAAAACAACAGGTTGTGTCTGCGTCTGAGTTGTCTAATTGTCATTGGGGTTCTCCTTGTGGACTTTGTACAACAGCATGATAAGTAGTGGGGCTATCACTACTGCTGCACCCGCTGTCAGCAGTGCTATCCAGGTTAGGGCATTTAGCATAGATGTCTCCAGTTGCAACCAGGGCACGGACTATGTCATTCTGTGAATGCCATATTCCCTCTTTTACTTCATTCAGTATCTTGTGGGCTTGAATTGAATCCATTGATAAACCTTAAACATTAGACGTAGAGAGGCCACCCGAGGGAGTACCTGTGGGTAACTTATCCACTGTGTTATCCACAGGGGATAGATGCTCTCGTTTATCTAGACTATTCAACAAAGGGGCTATCAACCTCTTGTCAAACCCAACTTATCGCTGCCCCGAGGGATGCTCACCCAGGAGACACAAGGCCAGTTCGTCACGCTTATCTGTATCTGTCGCATCAACATTTACAAGGGGTGGGTGATGCCCCCGTGTTGGCTTATGTGAGGACAATAAAAAAAGCCACTTAGCTCTACCCTCGGTGAGAACCCTAGAGCAAAAACCAAGGGCGAGAGTAGAATTAAGTGGCTTCAATGTATTGCTTCTCACAGCAACGGGGCAGATATTAACTGAAAACAATCAGGGCTGTCAAGAACCCTGTTGCAAAGGCACAAAGGTATATTAGCACCCTGTCCGACAATGGGGCAGTAATTGGGGCTTGTTCCCATTCTGGGGCTTCGGGGAAAGCCTGTTGCAAGGTACGGGGATACCTACGGGGCGTGTCGTTCAGGCTTTCAGGTTTGAATTTAATCATTGTGTTACCTCTTCGGGCAAATAAGCTACCAAGTTTGATTCGGGAATGTTTTTTATAAGCTCCTCAATGGCGGTAAAGTCAGCATTGAGAATGTCTTGTAGCATTTGCTCAAGCACTTGGTCAATCAGTTGTTGTTTCATGGTCACAGACTCCAAAATGATGCAATAGCGCACCCGAAAACCCTCATACAAGGGCTTGCAGTTGGTCTATCAACAGTTATACAGTTCGGACAATGCCCCGTCTAAATCCATCTCATCGACACTGTAGGACATGACGCATGAGTCGCCCCACCAATAACCCTCGACTTGTTTTGTACGGGTATTTATCCAGATATTAGGCCCACCAAAGGCGACAAGTACCCTTGCACCTAGATATTCTTTTTTGCTATTGACAATGTATTCAATGTCTAATGCTTCTTGCAAGTAGTCAAAGGCGGTTTGGGTCTCGCCGTGTTCATTGTCTTGCATGAAACCCTCAAACCCTTGTTCAATGGTTTTGACAATGTGTTCAACATTACTTTTTACGTTTGACATGGTAACTTACCTCTGTTGATTTGTTGCACAGCATTGTCGCTGTGTGAAACTAGTATATATCTAGTTAGTAAATTGTCAACTACTTTTTTCACATTTATTTCTATCAATAGTCCTGGTCTGTTAGGTTTTATCTATGAGTAAGAAAGTTAGGACACCTGTAATAGTCTAGGGTTAGACTAATATATAATCTAGATTGATAGTCAATATCTATGTGTGTTTATATAATAGATAATCTATATCGATACCTGGCTATCGATAGGGCACACAAGGGGGTTTACTCTTACCGCTCACCTGCTTAACATAATATCCCCTACCCGTTACCCGCTAGCCTAATCGGGTACTGGGTTTGTCGCTAGTCATCACACGCAGGCGTAACCAGTTGGCCTCAGGAGATGGGTCGGAGGGTCTGGAATGGTGTGCACCCCACTTCTCGCCCCCCATAAAAAAATTGTGTTTTCTGGTAGAGTGCAATTACTGTTAGTTCCCGAATGCTCTAGCAGTTGCCTAATTAGGTTAGTCAGGAGTTACTTCTTGACTAACCCTTTTTTTATCTGTAGTATGTGGTTATCTGTAGAGGGGTAGATAGGATGATTACTGAGATTGATATTGAAAGTGGTGTACCTGCACCCAAGATGAGGGTGGTGTATGCCTACCCGTATGAGGAGATGGATGTGGGGGATAGCTTTACTGTGCCGTTGTCTGCCAGGGCGAAGGTGCTGAATGCCAACTACAGGGCTGGCAAGCGGTTGGGATGGGTATTTACTGCCAAGACCGAGGGTGACCAAGTAAGGGTATGGAGGACTGCATGAGCAAGCGTTACTGGCTCTGGCAAGCAGAGCGTTGTTTTGAGTGGTGTCAATATAAGCCTCTGATGCGGTGGGAAGCGCACATGTACTTTTACTTGTTTAGATGGGCTGGATACAACGAACATGAGTGAACTGTTATGGTTGACGGAGGATGAGTTGCGGGATGTGTGTCGCATCTTGGCTACTCGCCTTTGCCAAACAGAGAACAGGATGCTCATGATGGCGGTAGAGATGGAGAAGGCAGTTGCGTATGGCTACAGAGTTGGATTTGAGGATGCAACTACGGGAGAGCCGTTTGCGCTTACGAGCAGAGATGAGGAAGGCCTCGTCTTGCATTAAGAAGGAAGAGAAGATTGCTCTTGTGAATGATTGGAAGAGCAGGTATTCGCAAAGACATGTTCGGGAACTTATAGCGTGTGCAAAGACGGATTGTCGCTACGCTATTGCCAACTGGAAAACAGAGGAGTTGTAAATGGCTACGTCAAAAGAAGTTATGGATTTACTGGAAAGACAGCGTTACCAGAAGTACAGGGAAGACTTGCTCAAACGTAATCAAGCGTATGCCAAACCTGATTGGCAAAAGCAACTGACTCAGCTTCCTGCTGAAAAAGAAAAAGCCTTTATGGATTGGGTCAAAGCCAACAAAGTTCCTTTCAACCCTGCTGACAAATTTCCTGACTACGACATGCGGGGTTATTACATGTCTACTATTACAAACCCTAAAGCAGCAAAGGCAGGTATCAATCCTGTTGACAAAGAGTTGCACTACCCAGATACCTACAAGACTCCGTACCATGAGTCGTTCTCTGCTGAGTCACAGTGGGCTGCGCCTGGCGCACCTACGTGGAAAGAGAACAAGCTGGTAACTCCCAGTGGTGAAGTTGTATTTGAAGACAAGCCACGAAAATGAACTTTGACCTGAAGAAGTTTTACAAGTTTTGTTCTGAACTCAAGATTGAGACAAAAGAAGAAGGCTTGAAAAAGATGGGTACGCTACTTGGTACTCAGACGTATGTGATGGATGAGATACAGAAAGGTTTAGATGAGGATGTTCACTTCTTCGTCATTCTTAAGGGTCGTCAGTTGGGCATTACTACCATTAGCCTTGCTCTTGATTTGTATTGGCAGTTTACCCACCCTGGCTGGCAAGGAACTCTTGTGGCTGATACAGAAGAGAATCGGGACATGTTTCGCTCAACGCTTGCCATGTACATTGAGGGTCTACCTAAAGAATATAAGATACCTCTCGTAGCTCACAACAGAAACCAGATGGTGTTGAAAAACAGAAGCCGTCTGTTCTACCAAATTGCTGGCAACAAGTCCCGTTTAGGACAAGGTAAGGCTATCACCTACTTGCACGGGACAGAGACTGCCTCATGGGGAAACGAAGAAGGTTTAGCTTCCTTGATAGCTTCTCTTGCTGAAAAGAATGCAGAGAGGTTGTACATGTTTGAGAGTACGGCTCAGGGCTTCAACATGTTTCACGACATGTACAAAGTTGCCAAGCGAGCAAAGACACAACGTGCAATCTTCTGCGGCTGGTGGCGTAACGAGTATTACCAAGTCCCTGCCGACTCCAACATCTACAAAGTGTACTGGGACGGCAAGTTGACAGGTGAAGAGAAAGAATGGCACAAAGACATTAAGAAGATGTACGGCTTTGAAATCAATTCCCGTCAAATGGCTTGGTGGCGGTGGAAGATGCACGAAGGTATCAAGGATGAAGCCCTGATGTACCAAGAGTTTCCACCCACTGAAGACTATGCCTTTGTCATGACAGGCAGTTCCTTCTTCTCACATACCCGCTGTACAGAGGCTGCCAAGCTCAGTAAGAAGACAGACTGTGATTACTACAGGTATGCGTTTGGTCAACTCTTCCAAGACACAGATGTACTCAAGTCTACAGAGCGTCTGGGGACTCTCAAGGTATGGGAAGAACCTGTAGACACTGCCTACTACGTTATTGGTGCTGACCCTGCCTATGGCAGTAGTGATTGGGCAGACAGGTTCTGTATTCAAGTCTTTCGCTGCTATGCGGATGGTCTTGACCAAGTAGCTGAGTTTGCAACCTCTGAACTCAACACCTACCAGTTTGCGTGGGTCATCGCCCACCTTGCTGGCGCATACAAGAACTCAACCCTGAACTTA